CTCTTCTACGGGAGCTTCATTTTCAGCTTCAGCCTGTCCTTCTTCGAGAACTTCTGCTTCCGTTGTTTCTTCTTTTACCATTTTTATTGCTCCTAACTGAGTTTCAAATATTAATGGAATATATTTGTCTATAATTGTTTAAGTATTTATAATACTTTATAACTTAGAAATAAAATCAGCAAACGCATTTAGCTTCGCGTCATCTAAAGTCACGCTTGTAGCTGATAAAATACTCTGCTTATATTTATCTATTTCTGTTTCTTTAATTATGCCGTTATCCCAAACCCATTCTTTTCCTTCCATAATTCCTTCAACGAAGGCATTGGGGGCAGAAGGGTCTGCGACAATATCACCTGCTGTTGACAGATAATAATCATTTCCTACAACGCTTCCATTCCGTGTAGGGGTCAAAGATCCCATTCCTCTAGAAGATACTCCAAGTGTAGCACCCGCTGAAATAAGTTCTCTGACAATTTTACCATTTGGTGTATTTAAAATTTTAGCTTCACCAACAAAATCATTTTTTTCTTGGTCCAACTTTGTGATCATATGAGAAACCCTATCTAAATTAACAGTAGGGCCGTCAGGATGACCTAATTCACCAAATGCTCTATTTTTATTAACATATTCTTTATTGTATCTCTTAACTTCACTTTCGAGAACAGAAAGAGGATATGTTCTTTTATTTCTATTCATCTGTTCTGCTTGCATAAAGATTCCACGAATTTTATAATTCGTTGTTCCATCTTTTCCTTCTTCAGCAACATACTCTAATGCTTCAGAAACTTCTGTAATTAATTTCATATTTTTATCCCCTTATTTTTTCTTCCTTTTGGAAGCTCTCATAGATTTAATTCGATTCTTCCGTTTGGTTATAAGTTCTCTATACATTTTTCCTCCCGCCCTTGTCCATGAAGTCATCTTGGCTTTTTGAGCTGGAGATTTTTTTAATCTCGCCACCATTCTTTCAATGTTGGCCTTTTGACCAGGAGATTGTTTTTGTAATTGAGAAGCTGATAAATCTTTTCTAACTCTCTGTTTTAAAAATGTAGTAAACTTTCTTCTAGCTTGTTTACGAAGAGCTTCTCTACCTCCTGTTGGAATTGCTCTCATTTTATTTCTACGTAATCCTGCCATTCTTTTTGGTTTTGACCTGGCAAAATGTATTCTTTTTTTAAACCTTTGCGTCGGCGTCAATACTTCATCTAATTCTTTTTTAAATTGTTTAAACGCCTTCATGCATTATCCAATCTCAGAATTTGGTTCATTTAATGTTTCTTTTGGTTGTCCATCAAAAGGATCAACTACTTGTATGTCACCACCAGTTGCAGGATCTGATACTTCCATTTTCGAATTAGTTTCTGGTTCTTCTACAGAACTAGTTTCTTCCGGTTCTTGAACATCAGAAACCTCTTCTGTAGGAGCATCTTTAAAAAGATTTTGTGCAATTTCTGCTTTTCTTACTTCCAATTCGTCCATAGATTTTTGACTTAAAACACTCAAAGTACCTTCTTTTGCACGACTATTGTCGCCCGTCATAATTGCTGAAACTATATCAGCAGTTGAGTAAACATTATCCATATTTTCCTTTTAGTATCCTCTGCCGCCACCAAAACCACCGCCTTGGTCGTCGTCGTTATTGTTATATTTAGGATCGTTCTTTTCTTGAGCCATTTGTGTATCCAATTCTGCCATCTCTTCTTCACTTTGTCTCAAAATGTGTCTTCTTACAAATTCTGCAGAGAAATATTTTCCTGCATAATCATCTAAATCTCTAAGAAGTGTAGCTCTATTGGTTAACATTTCAGCCTCTTTTAATTCAGAAAAATGAGAGTCAGATTCAAAACTATAATGAATCCTTTCTTTCATTTTAGCCCAATCCTCTTTGGCAACTATATTTTTCATTCTTAGTTGCTTTTCAAGTAAAGCATCAAATAAAATAGTAAATTTCTTTCTTAATCTTTCTACAAACCTGGTAAACTTTAACTCGTCTCTAGTTATCTCTGTCGCTCTACCTAAAGTAAAACTGGCATCCGTTTCTAATCTTGAAACAGGAACATTTAATGATTTATATAATTTTCTTTGAAAATATTGTATATCATCAATTTCTCCAAGATTTTGTCCTCCCGGCAATGTTGTGATTTCTGTACCTCTACCACCTTCTCTACGAGGCAACCAGTAATCTTCCAACATTGTCATTATTTTTCTATCATCCCTAACTTCTCCAGTATCCGCATCATAAATTAATTTATTCTTATAACGCTGCATAATATCTCTAAGATACTGTTCCGCTTTCATTTTAGGTAAATTACCAACATCAATGTAAAATATTCTTCTTTCCGGTGCTCTCGATATTCTGTAAATAACTAAAGAATCCTCAATCATTCTTAACTGATTTAATGATTTGATCGCTTTATGTAAATGTGAAATGACCATTTTTCTACCAGCATTAGTAACACCGGAACCAGCATATGCAATCATATCAGGAGCGATCTTCAGTTGCTTTTTAGAATAATCTCCAACGCCCATTTTATTAGGTTGATTAGACATTGGTTTATCCTGATACAAATAATATTCATAATATTCACCAGACATGTCTTTCTTTAATGTAGCTTCTCGTGGAACATTTTGTTCTGGTTTTTTTCTTTCTCTAACTTTTCTTATTTTAAGGGGATCAACAAATCTTAATTCTTGTAATCCTGCGGAAGAGTCAGCTGGATCAATAACACATTGATAATAAATTCTACCATCAACATACCATTTTCTAAAAATATCATAACCATTATTATTAAAATCTAAAAGTCTCATAATTTCTGAAAATTCATCCGAAATTTTGGTTTTGATTTTATCTGTAACATTTAAATTGTGTAACGCAATTGAAATTGCTGGAACATCTCTTCCAGTAACTATGGCTTCATTTACAATATCATCTATAGCCATATCGACTTCTGGTTGTAAAACCATCGTTCTATATCTGCTAATAAGGTCTGCCTCATTTTTGGCAGTACCTTCCATATCAATATAAGTACCATAAGCACCACCCGCAGACATTCCATATGATGATGCTATGTCAAAGGTTCCTTCAAGATCATCAGGTTTAGCAAAAGCTAATAATTCCTTTTCTTCATCCTTTTTTCCGATCTTAAATCCAAATAAACTAAATTGTGCCATAATATATCCTATTGATTGTTTTATTTTTCATATATATTTCTCTAATAATCATCATCCATTGTTAAATCAAAATCATCCAACGCTGCATTCATTTCTGCCACACCCTGATCTCGTCCAAATTCACTAGTGTGATCAACTGTCTCTCCCCTTCCAATCCAATTATCAGCGCTGATGTCGCGACTTCCAGGATGAGAACTTATATAATTGGTTGTATAATATTGATATTCAAATGTTGCTGTAAATTCTTCAATTGCATTTGTCGTATCCCAAGAAACAGGAATATCTGTTAATGTTAATGGATATAACCCATTAAATGTATATTTTTTTAAAGGATTTCCATTTTTTGAAAATTGAGTCAATGTAGCTGTAGATTGATAATCAAGTGGTGCATCCTCTCTTCCTACATCAGATTGTACTCTTGTTCTTCCAAGTTTCACGTGTCCAGAAATATAATCAGACCATCTTTCTAATGCATTTCTCAATTTAAAATCTTCATCATTAAGAAAAGTACATGTCCATTGTGGATATGTTCTTTCCCCTGCAAATTTAAAAACTCTACCAAGATAATTTACTGTTGTGGAAGTTGATATAGATGCTGGAAGAAATGTTGTTTTAATGTTATAATTTGTTCTAGTAGTAGATGTCCAAGGCCACACAATATCCACTTCAAATAGGTTAGGTGACGCACCACCATATTTTAGCGCTTTTGATCTAAAGTCTTGAACATTGAATGCCACGAGTTACCAACCTGTAAAGTGTTTAAAATTATTAACTATTTATCTGATTATAACTATTTATCACGCAGTGGCAACGGCTGCAATAATATCACCCTCACCTGCGGCATTTCCGTCGTCAGTTGTTTCTAGAAAATAATCGTATCTCCAAGTTACAGTAAATTCTTGAAATCCTTCTGTGCCCCAATCTAATGCAATATCACTTATATTTACTGGCCAAGCCTGTATTAACTTATAAGTTATTGTTTTTTTACCTTCTTTAGTTAATTGAGAAACAGATAAATCTCTATAATCTGATACGTCTTTATTATAAGGTCCATATGTCGCACTTCTTGCTCCATCAATCATTCCCGCCATTTGTCTCATCCACTGTATTAACAAATGTCTTATTTCACCATCATCATTTAAAAATGTTGTGTTCCATACATCATAGGTTCTAACTCCTGGAAGTTTAATTGCTCTTCCTCGATAATTTACGGGAATTACATTAATATTTGTTCCTGGTAATGATGCCGCTCGACAATGTAACAAAAAATTTGTTCCTTCGAAACTTCCACCAATCTCAAATAGCGTAGGTCTCGCTCCACCATCCACTAAAGCGGTTTTAATATCATTAACGTTAAATCCTGAACTAGCCATTATTTCTCCTTTTGTTTATGTAACTGCTCCGCCGGCAACAGTATTTATATTGTTCACCTTATTTTCAGCTGAAGATAATAATGGTCCAGAATAAGAATACTGCCAAGTTATAGTAAATGATTCTATAGTATTTACTGAATCATGACTTAATTCGATTGGTGATATATTATTCGGCCATGCACCATGTAATTTCATACTATCAATAGTAGCATTATCACCAGTTAAAGAATAAGATTTAACTACAATTGTTCCCAACATCGAAGAATGGGCAATCGGCCATTCTCTTGTGTTCCCCTCTGCACTGTTCATAGCTTCTATCCATTTTTCAATATTTGTTCTAACTTTCATAGATTCATCATTTAATACTGTGCATGTCCAATCACCAAATGTGGTATCTCCTGCGAAGAAAACCTGCCTCCCAAAATAAGAAACAGGAATTTCTCCATTAATATATCCTGGCATGACCGTTGCATTTACTAGAAAATCTAATTGATCCGTTTCATCATTATTCATGCTCAGTGTAACACCTTCCGGAATCGTGGATGGTAATGTTAAATTACATGAAAATAAATTAGATCTCGCCCCAGATGCTTTAATCGAACCAATAAAAGTATCTACACTAAAATTGCCCATTCATTTCTCCTTTATCTTTGAACTACTTCACTAAATGATACACCAGTTCTTACAGATACAAAACTTAATTCGATAAAGTTAATTGATCTGGCCGGCTTAACATATATAGCACCCACAAATTGATTTGCGTCTACTACTGATGGAGGATTATTAGATCCATCACATACAACCATAAAATCTGTAATTCCTCCTCTTGCCTGAATATCTCTCAAGAATGGTTCCACAATTGAAGTAAATTGTGTTCTTGTAAAATCATCATTGAATTCAAACAATGATTGTTTTGCCGCTTGAGAAATTGATTTTTCTAATGTAATAAATAATCTTCTTACATTAATTCTATCAAATGCATTTGGTTTTGCTAATAGTGTTTTATCTCCAAACAACATTCTTCCTTCGCCTGGAAAATTCACAACAGAATTGATACCTTTATTATAAAGAATATCTCTATCTGCCTCTGAAGGATTCCATGCCAAGTCCGAACCACCTCTAATTTGACCTCTAGTATAACCTGCCGGTGACCAAAATGATCCCATAGTATTTTCTGTAGCAACTGCAAGTCCGGCAATATGTGCATTTAATGGAATATATCTGTTAACTCCATTTTGCTGATCCCATTGCTTTTGCCATCCTGAATCCATAAATCCATAAGATGTACTTGGTAAACCATTTCTATAATCTATAACATTTGATGCTTGAGTAGTTGTGCCCAAAACATCTGATCTTTCCGGTGAACAAAATACGACCAAGTCTTTTCTTTTTTCTGCAATAGTGGACATTACATAAGCGGATAATGCCGCTGATGCGTCTCCCATAAAAAGTAATGAAGCGGTTGAATCTACTGGTTCTTTAAATGTATCATATCCCACTTTTCGATCACCAATTGATAATGTCTGTCCATCCAATCCACCATTAAGTGACCATGACTGTGACCACCCAAATGCATTAAATTTAGTACTACTTACCGCAGCTGTTCCCCACGCAGAATCAGTAGTGTCATCACCATTTACTACACTGCCTGTTGCTGGATGAGACATTGCCCATACTGGAAATGCGTCTGTGTTATTAACTTTAGATTTATAATAGTCTGGAGAATTTGAAGCGACTGAAACTCCATTCCATCTTTCTATTAATGTATCGCCCGTCGATGCTGTTGTGGATGTTCCCCAATTTCCATCTTCGTCTATAACAACAATGTGAATTTCGTCTTGAGAAGCTCCTCTTGCTTCAGCCCAAACTGAAGTTCCGGGTGCATCTCCATTGACACTGGTTTCTCCTGGATTACATGCATATTCCCATTCTCTACCAAAAGATTCCGTAGCTGTTAAGGTTCCTTTGGTTGGTTCTGATGCTGTAACCAATTGTAATTCAGTATTACTTGTGATTGAAGCAACTTTATGTCTGAAAGGAGCACCAGTAGCATCAGTAGCTACTATCATATCTCCCACTCTCAATTGTGTACTAAAAAATGTACCGGTTCCGGTTACTGCTTTTGTTCCACCAGTATTCGTAATTGTGCCGAAAATTTGTGATGATTTTTCTTCATATGCTGATCTAACTAAACAGTCAACAGGGGTTCCAGCAGATTGTACTGTGACAGTAGCAGAACCTGGAGTTTGTACAACATACGCTGTATCAGTTCCTTGAGTATTCATTACATTATTAACTAAGTAATTTTCTCCACCAATTTCTAAAACATCACCATTTCTAACTTCTTCAAACCAAAGTGAATCAGACGTTGATGCTACTAATCCAGTTGTCGCATTGATCGCAACGCCTCCTCCTGTGAGTCTTTTTGCTGCTTTATCGGGTCCACATACTGAAACCTTTAAACTATTTCCTCTTTCTCCCGCATATGTCGCAACCCACGGTCCATAAGTTCCCGTAGAAGATCCTCCTGTGGATGGATCATATGTGGTTTCGAATGCTTTCTTATTTTTAATTAAAACTGTCGCTCCCGCTTGTGTCGCCGCATAAGTTGTGTTAGCAGATGAAGCGTTTTTTGCTAAAGAGTTTGCTGTTCGTGAAATTTCAAGAACACCGCCATATAACAGAAAATTTGATGCGGACATCCATGAAACATAATTGTCTTCGTTTGGTACGAAAAATTTAGCTTTTAAATCGGCGTCTGAAGCGACTCGTCCATTTTCTGGATCTTCAATAGGTCCCCATCTAAAGAGTCCTGAAAATCCCCCTATATTTGTGGCGAGGGTTGGTACTATGGTTGTTAAATCGATTTCTCTAGTCAGAACACCAGGACTAACTGTGAAGGGCATTTTTATTCTCCTATATTTATTATATTTAGTTGACTTCTAGCGTGTTAGCTCTTACGTCTAACCTACTTGAA